CAAAGTGCTTTCATATCCCATTTCTCACTTTCAATGATGTCTAATTCAACAGGACTCAATCCGATTTGTTTCCAATCTACTTTATAACCACTAACCGCAATAGAATTAAAGTTAGCAGAACCACCTTTTTCACTAACGGCTTTTTTAAGTGCCTGTGCTTGTTGCGTTCCGCTAATAGGATCAAAGCGTTCATCATTCATAAAAAGTACTCCAGCTGGACCACCATTCTGGAAAGAAGCAACAGCTGCAGTCTTGGCTTCGTTCGAACGAGTCAAGTTTCTCGCAGCAGCCATCAAAGGAGATTGACCATACAGTTGATTCCCAGTTGTATTCCATTGTAAGTTTATGTATTTATCTTGTAGTACCTCTTGTTTAGTAAAGTTCCAAAGTGGACCATAGTTCAATTGGTAACCGCTAATAGTTGGAGGGAAATTTTGAATATCCGCTAACACGTACATATATTGAGAAGGAAGCACGTACATTTCATATGGCTTACCATCATTGTTGCCACCATCAATCATCTTAGCATAGACAAAAGAGTTTCCTGTAACTAATTTAAAAGTACACCAAGCCTCTACGAAATCGCCAAAGGTATCTTCTTCATTAGGATATTTCAACAACTCGTTTAATCTTGCATCGCCTGTATATAGTTCAAACGCTTTCTTATGTAGCTTCTCAACGTCCTTCCAGTTCTCAATCTTATCTGGTTGGCTCATTAACGCTTTATATTTCTTTGCAGAAGTTTCATCAACCACTTTATAAACGTGGAATGGAGCAAGTTTTGCTTTATCCGCAATTAATTTAACGATTGAATAAACTATATCGTTTGCTGAATAACCATCATTAACAAAGCTAATGTTATCTCCACCTTGCCAAGTTATTATCCCTTGTTGTATCGCAACTTGTCCGTTAAAAGGAATTTGTGGTAGTACAGTAGATAGTTTTTGTCTTTTACCAAAAAAGTCAAGTAATCCCATTATATATGAATTTAAAACAAAGTTAGTTATTTTATACTAAAAAACAGATACTTCAAATTTTAGCTTGGTTAAATGCGTAAATACGGCATACCTACAAGCATCCATTAAGTCATCGTTTGCCTTTACAGGTTCTTCAATTACGTTATCGTTTTTATCCTTTTTCCATTTGTAAGACATAAACTCCCTTCTTAGGTTTTTACTATTGTAGTGTAAGTTTATTGGGTAAGACTTCATCTTTACAATTCCCGCCCATACATCCTTTTGCGCTGGCTTAATGTTAAAACCTTGTCGGTAAAGTTCCTCAATAGATTTAGGCTCTGCTGCATCCGCATATATTGTCGCTCTTTCAGGTAGCTTCTCTTTAATCAATCTTGATAGATCACTAAGAGTAAGTCCGCTTTGGTAAACTATTTCCTCAAAGTAGTTTTGTCCTTCGTGGTGTGTTACCTTGATAAGTGCAGCTGGGTGGACGTAACCAAAGTCTAATCCATAGAATACATCGCCATCAGGTGCTTCATCGTATTGTTTCCATTGAGTATATATAATTTCCTTTGCAGAGCCTCGTTCTCCTAATCCGTAAACTTTCCACATAAAGTCATCAGGCAAATCTTTGTACTGCTCAATGTTTCTTATTTGGCTATCGCTTAGGTTAGATATGTTGTTAAGATAGGTAGAATGGATGCGCTTGTTTGTAGGGTTATCAGCTACCTCATAAACCCAAGAAATAAAGTCCGCTGGATTCCAATCTAAGAATACTTGTCCTGTTGTACGAATCAATAGTTGGTCAAACAATGCCTTACTAATTAGGTTTGCCTCGTTTACAAATAGTATATCCCTTGCTGGTCCTTTTGCTTTGTCAGGGTCTTCAAGACCAAACAACTCAATGTAAGAACCATTTTTAAACGTGTAAATAAAATCGGTGTAACGGAAATCCTTTTCATCCCATATATTCCATTGCTCCATTATGCCTTTGAAATCCCTATAAACTCCACGCTTAATATGTGGTAGTGAGTGCGATACCATTGAAATCCTTGTATTAGGATTGCTTATTGCTATGTGTATTAGTAACTGAACAACTGAATAGCTTTTACTTGACCTTGACCCACCTTCATTGCATATTACAGGAAACCCATCCTCGTATGCCTTTTTGTTAGCATAAAAGACAGGTGTAGCCTTAATCTTTAATTGGTTGACAATCTGCATCTGGTTCTATTGTGATTTGCACATTACCCTTAATGTCAGCGGTTATGTCCGTTGTTTGTTTTGGTTTACCTTCTAATCTATCCACTACTGCCTCGTATGCTCTTTGATCTCCTTTTAATGCTTTACTAATCATTTGCATATCCATTAACTCAAGCACAGTAAAATCTTCATCTTCTCCTGTAATTGGGTTTCTTCTTTTTTGTACTAATTCAAGTAACCTAAGTAAACGAGTCTTGCTATTTTGCACACCTTTGCCTCTGCCTTTTGGGTTTCTTATTTCCCCTTTTTGTGCTGGTATTAAATTATGCTCATTTGCCATATTTTCTTAATTTCCTCTATATTTTACAAAGATAAGCCACAATTAGGGCAAACCTTCCCTTTTTTGGAATTGTCTATTGATTTTGGTTCTTCATTTGTTGGAACGAGAAAGTCAACATTTACACCCCATTCATCTAAATCGCCTATTTCCCAACCATCATTTGCTAACATATCCATATCCCATTTACCATAGTGTGTATTGTCTATGACAAGTAGCTTTTGCTTTTCCTTCTCGGTTAAGTTAGCCATTTGTATTGTTGGAACATCTTGTATGCCTAATTCTAAACAAGCACGATACCTCTGGTTACCTCCTAAGATTACATTGTTTTCATCTATGATTAATGGTTTAGCTTCTAATAGCTTTGGGTCATCCTTTATAGACTTAAGCAACTTAGCGAAGTCATCTTCATCAATCTTTCTTGGATTGCTTGGGTTAGGTTTGATTTCGTTGATGTTCATATTAGTTATTTTGGTTTATGTATTGCTCTAGACCAGTTCTATATTTTATTCTTTTATAGGTTCTATAAAATCTATTGTAACCTCCTCTATCATAATAAGATTTTTGAAAACTCCAAAATGATGCTTCAAACTTTCTATTTATTAAAATAGTGTTTAACATTCTCATATTATCTATTCTTAGTTGGTGTTCGTATTGATATAATGCTATCTACTTTTTTCTCTAAATTGTTATATCCAAGCCATTTGCCACATTTAATGCATTCAAATTGAGTTTCTTTAATCTTACCAAACCAAACATATCCTTCGGTTATTGTACCGCATTTACAGGTGTATAGCTTTTTGCCGTATGTGTCTTTCATTATTTGCCTTGTCTGTTATATGGTTTAACTGCCTTGTCCTTTGGACCAGATGTTTTTTTGTACTTGCCACACTTTCTTTTGCCAAAGCTAACTTTGTTATTGCTGCTTACTTTTGCCATATAAATTTATTAAATCTGCTAAATAATCAAATGCCTGTTCTTGGGTTTCGCCAAATACATAGTGAGTACATCCGTCAATGACAAATGAAAAACAAGGATAACCAGCGATTACCTCTTGTTTGCACGTTGCAAATATGTTACTTGTATCTATCAATTAGTTCTATTAATTCGTTTCTTTGCCATTTTTTAATCCTGTTGTTAACTGCCTCAAACTCTAACTCTTTTACCGCCTTTTCTCCTATCCTTTCAACTAAGCCTATTCGGTACATTGCTTGGTTGCCGTGCTTAAACATATTGCATCCAGCACATTGTAAATGGATATTCCATTCGTTAAACCTTAAAGCCGAATAACCTTTGACAGTAAAGTAGTGTCCAGCTTGGTTGCCATTGTAACTTCCACAACTAATACAAGGCAATCCTTCATCTCGTTTCCTGATATAAGCATTTACTACCTTTTGGGTTTTCTCTAACAACTTAGGTAAAGGTATCAATGGCATAATGCAAAATTAGGGGTTAACTCGTACAAGAACAAGAATATGCAGAATTTAGTTCGGTTAAATCTTGACCTTTGAATAAATCATTTTGTGCCAACATCAAAAGGTGCTTGTATGTAGTATCTTGAAAGTAAGTATGTCCGTTGCCAAATTCCTTACTCATTTCCTCATCTTCAATCCATTCCTTTGCTAACTCTGGATAGCTTCGCATAATATTTACTATTGCATTTTTGCCTTTAAGAAAGCATAAAGTACAATTACCTAAAATAGCTGGTATTTCTAAAGTGTAAGGCTTTTTACTCCAATAGTCATTTACTTGTGCCTTGTCTATTCCTTGTTCGTATAAAGGAAACTTAGGATGAATATAAGCCTGTCTTTTTTCGTAACCTTTAACCCTTCGTTCTTCATCTGCTCTAAATCCTACAAGCCATTCATAATTTTGTTTTCCGTGATTTGCCCTTAACCATCGTTTAGCCGTTTTAATCTTTAATTCAATCGTACATTCTCTTTTAACTCTATTTGGTATTAGCTTCCATTTCTTTTTTACAAGCATACCCCTAAATCCACCATCAAACATTACCCTTATAATTGGGATGCCTTCGTGTGCCTCAAAGTCATTGATGAATTTGTAAGTCTTTGGGTGTTCTCTACCTGTGTCAGCAAATATGACCAAATCTCCTTCTCGATAGTTAAGAATGGTCATCAAGGCACTTGTTTTGCCACCGCTAAAGTTTATTACTCTTTTCATTTCTTTAATCTAACAACACATAATCGGTTATTATGCTTGTATCGTTTTTTGTTTATTGGGTTCATATATATCATAATGGTTTTGTAGTCAGTATGTAAAAACCTTATTGCCTTTGCTATTGATCTAAACCAAATTTCCTCTTTTGTATCTAAATAAATCAGTCTTACTTCAATGTTATTGTCTATTCCTGTCATCTCAATAATCGTTTTATTTCAAAGTATAAATGTGCCGTTAAGTATATGCAACACGCTAAAGGAACACTAATCAGCATAAACTTTGCTAATTCATAAATAAATGTTAATTGTTTCATAGTTGGTTTTGTAAAAATAGGTACAAAGTATATCTTTTGCACTCGTTTTTAATAAATATTTCATTGTTTAATTTCTCTAAGTCCTTTGGTGTTTTAGCCTGTGCCTTGTAATGTGCTATTATTTTATTCTTTATTTGATCTGCTTTCTCTTGACTAAGATTCTCTTTATTTAGTTCCTTTCGCTTCCAAAGTATATCAAAAGCCATCGTATTTAGCAACTCCCAGCCTCTTTTAGCCGACTTATCCCAATTTTCGTACAAGGCTTCAATTACTTCATCATCTTGTATTTTTGGTATCTCTACTGGTTGTGGCTCTACATAGGTCTTTTGTCTTACTTGTAAAGCTATCGGTTTATAAGCTGCCATCACATCGCCAAAGAATTTAGGGGTAAACATAATGGCTTTGTCAACTGATAATTTCCCTATTGCGTAAAGTTCAAATGCTACTCCAAGTTCTTTTAGTTTATAGTTGCCGTAGTTTTTAATTACAAATTCGCAAAGGAACTGAAATAGTTCTATTGTTGGGGTTTGACATCCGCTTAATGCTATACAGGTTTTAAGATGTTCCTTAACCTCAATAGGTGAGCATCGACCAACACTCATTGTATCTAAAGCTACCATAACCTTTAATTCATCAGGTTCAAGTTTATTATAGATTTCTAAGTGCATTAGCTTCTCGTTCTGCGTAAGAGAGTTTATGGATTGGGGTAACACTTCGGTTAATGATTTCATCGTTCCAAGATTTGTTGTTTAAAAATGTTTCAGGGTTTTTACGGAATTGCTTGTCTGGTACTGATTGCTTGTAAAGGTCAAGATAATTCATTGCATTTTGCCTTTCCTCATCAGTTAATTTATTCCACTTCTTTTTTAACTTTTGCTTATCCCCTACCTTTTTATCATAATCATTCCAAAACCATTCAAAATCTATATTTATATTTTCATTTATAGTTATAGTTCTATTTTCAGTTTCAGTTTCCATATGCTCAGCATATGCTTCGCTTGTGCTTTCTTTTTTTATAGATTTAGCATTGTTTCTTCTACTTTCACTAAACTTTTGCCTTCTAACAGTTTCATTTAACATTCTTTCATTGTAGTACAACCCATCTTCAATTTTAAATTTATCCCAAATCTCACTATCATATGCTTTACATATGCTTAGCATATCCTTTTGAGTTAATTTGCCTTTTTGATGTTGTAAACATAAAAGTCTAATGTATTGACCAACCTGTGAGTCATCCATTGTAAAAGTGCCACTAAGAAAATCGCTTGTGTAAAATAACACCGCTGGGTCTTTAGCCATAAAATAAAAAAGGCTCTCGGCATCCACCCCAGTAGGATTAGGGTTTCAGCTTTGAGCCAATAAGTTTTAGTTAGGATATCCTACATCCTTTGTACAAAAATACTACTTATTTACCATTAATTCAAATTCATTAATAGCTTTAAATATTTCTAAAGCTACCTGTGGAACTATTGCATTTCCGTATGCTTTTATTGATTCTTTTCTCCATTTAGAAAAGGTAATGTTGTCCAGTTCTCTGGGAAGCCCATCATCTCCCCCACAAACAGGGGTGAAAGTTGGAAACCTTGACCAGCCATTTGCCTCAAACTTACTTGCAAAACTACTCCTTTTGCTTTGTGTCTTTCTTTGGCTTTCATTAATGTTTCTTGACTCCTTGCCGTGTTCCAATCGTAACTGTTCGGAGTTGGCAACATCCCTTGTCTTGCAAGTTTGGTTAATGACATTTGATTCTCCGTTGATGATCCTGTCAACTTTGTTCCTTCCGATGCTAAAGGAGTTGGAAGTAATCCCATCATCAATGCTCTCGTTAAAGTTACTGAATGCATTGATCCCTCTGTCAGTTGATTTGATTTCATCGTTACTGTTGAGTTCGTGCAGTCCATTGATGTTGGAGTAGGCAACAAACCAAACTCTATCTCTTCTATGCGGTGCGTTTTTGGAACAAGCTGGAAGTATAAACGCTTGTACTTCGTACCCTTTAGCCTCCAAGTCAGTTTGCACTTCTTCGAATACCAATCCCCCGTTCCAATTAACAAGCCCGAGAACGTTTTCGCCCACAACCCAACGTGGCTGAACTTGCTCAATTGTTCTAAGCATTTCTGGGAAGAGGTGTCGCTCATCTTCTTTACCAAGTCTTTTTCCAGCACTTGAGTATGGTTGGCAAGGGAATCCTCCTGTGAGTATATCGACTTGTCCTCTGTGAATAGAGAAGTCTGTTTTAGTGATGTCATTGTAACTAATTGAATTTGGAAAATGATGTTTTAATACTCGTTGACCAAATGGATTCCATTCGCAATGAAATAGATTTTCCCATCCCATCCATTCCGCAGCTAAATCAAATCCACCGATTCCGCTAAATAAAAATGCGTGTGTCATATAGAATATTGTGCTACTTGTTTCTTATTCTTTAGCTTAACAATGGTAGTTTTTATGTTCATACCATCGTTTCTTAAGTCAGCTATTCTTGCTGCTAATCTAAAGCATCCGAACTTGTTTAAGGCATCAATAGGGGTTAATTTACGACCTTTATTTAGGTAATTTGCGATTTGTTGGTTTTGGCTCATAGTTGTAGGTTTTTAATTGTTGTTCTAATTGTTTAATTTTTAATTCTAATTTAAGAATATCATTGTGTTTTTGTTTATATAATGCACTAAACATACAATTTTCAATAATATCTTTTAATTCGTAAATGTCAATTTGAGTTATAGTTACTGCTTTCATAGGTTTAAATTTGCGCTTTACGTTATCGCCCAACGTGGGGGTTAGAATGGCAAGTTGTCTTCGCTTTCTTGTTGATTTACGGCAAATTCCTTTTTACCTGTTGGTGCATTGTAAGATACTTGCTTACCTCTGCCACAATAGTTTTTCTTTGCTTTCTCTGCTCGTTCCTCTTGGGATTGGTTGTTCCATACTGTGTGTGTGTTTCCCTTTTCATCTGGTTCTTTTAAGAAGTCGGTAGCTATGTTAGCGTAGTTTTTGCCGTTCTTAGCTTCTTTCCAGTTGATGTCTTCTTTGCAAATGTTTAATACAATCATTGTTTTTAGTTTTCGTGTTTATTAATTTGTTCTTGTTCTAATGCTATTTCATTTTGTCTATCTTGTTCTTTTTCTTCTTCATCTTCTTCTTCCCAATCGCAATGTTCTAAACAATCAGGGCAAATATCAATTTCAGTCATATCGGTTTCTGCTCCGCAGCAAGTTGAATAAGGCATAGTTAATCGTTTAAATAGTTTTCAAATACTTCAAATTTATCTGCCAACATTTGATAAGGAATGTAATCCCTTTTTGGTTGCTCTAATAACTCTGGGAAATATCTTTGTTTATGTCTTTTTAATTCATCCTTAGCAGCGTTTAATCTATCAATCATTTCCCTTGCATTTTGTGGGTAGCTTGTATCAACCTTGTAATTCCAAAACTTAACATTTTCCCTTAAATCCCATAGTTTGCTTAATGGTGTCATAAAGTTTGTTTTTTCTTGGTAAATAATTTAGTTATTTCTTTAGCTACTTCTCTACTTACAATATCATTATTTAATGCGTAAAGTTGACTTAATTCCGAAGCACTTATACATAAATCAATAGCTAACTCTAAGTCATCAAGATTATCGTGCGTTTTAATGTAGGCTGGTTTTTCATCGCTTTGTGCCATTTCATCGCCAGTATAAAGTCCGCTTAAATCTTGTGGGTAAGCCTTTCTCAAAGCTAATGCCTCTGCAACCTTGCTTAACATTGTATGTGGCATTTTAGCCCATAAACCCATTGGTTTGCCATCGTTTGTTCTTTGGCAATATTCATCCCAATAAGCTACTCCAACGGCTGCTTCATACCTTGTATCGCCGTGAAATCTAAATACTGATACCTTACAAGAAATTAACTTACCATCTTGTTCTACAAATACAGGTTCGCTTTGTCCACCATAGTTTCCGCTACGTTCAGCGATTACTCGGAAGCCGTCAATGCTTGTTTGGATAGTCATTTTTTTACTCCATCCGTTTTGCGTTTTAACGTTACGATGGATGCAATAAATCTGCCTTGATAACGCATCTAATCCTGTGCGTTGTGCTTGATAAAGAAATAGCTTTAGTTCATCAACTGTTGCTTCTGGAGCAATCTGTGATTTTACTAACTCTACTTGGTCTTTCGTGTACGAAAGTTGTGGCTTTTTAGCCAGTTGTTGTTCGTTCATATTGGTTGGTTTTAGAGTTTAAAATTAAGTACTTTGGTGTTAATAACCAAATTAAATAAGCACATTTAAGTTGAAAACATCCTTTTTTATGGTATCATCAAACTTATTTGACAATTGTCCTCTAATCTTTGAGATTGAATGTAAAACTGTGGTTCTATCCCTATTGAAGATTTGTGCTATTTCCTCGCCATTTAACTCGGTTTTTTCCTTAGTTAAATACATAGTCATTTGTCTTGCCAATGTAACTTCCTCGCCTCTATATTTGGACATTAATTGTCCGTACTTAATTTGATAGTAATTACATACTTTCTCGGCTATTTGCACTGCATACTCTTTTTGTTCTTCTTTGCTCATTCGTGTTGTTTTTATATTTAAATGTTTGTCTAATAAGTCTTTTAGCCTATTAATTTCTTTCTTCAATTCTTTATTCTTATCTCGCAAAACTTCTATTTCAAGTTCTGCCATATATGTCTTATGTACTTCTCTCATTAGAAATGTAAAAGGTTTATAGGAAGCATAAATTCCTCTGTTAATGTATATAAGTCAAGGATTAGGAAATGGTAGCTTTTAAGGATTCTACGCTGGATGTCGTTCATCCTTGCAATCTTAATTAGTAAATCTTCCTCGCTAATCATTGTTCTTGTATCATCCAAGCCTCGCCTCCATTCCGCTAAATCAGCCTCAAATAGATTTTGCCTTCCTTGTGCTTCCTTTAGTAGTTGGAGTAGTATTGTTGCTCTTTTGTGCAACTTTAGTTGTTTCTCTTGGTAGATTAGTTTGCTCATATTGTTTTAGGATTTTATAAACCAACTTACTTAAGGTTATGCCTTTGGAGTCGGCTTCGGTTTGTAGGTTAGTCTTGATTTGGTTGGTTACTAATGTTGTTATTAGGGTTTTCATAAATTGCTTTTATGCCTTCGGCTAATTCCTTACAGGCGGTTACTGTTTCTTTTACATAGCCATTTGGCATTGTCTTTAATTGACTTTCTAATGTATATATAAGTGTTTCTATTGCATCCATAATTAAATGTTTTGAAGTATTGCGGTGATTAAAAATGCGATGCATACAATGATAAATGCATACATTGGTTTGATGCTTTCTGCTTGGTAGCGTTCGTTTGCTTTTTGTTGTGGTGTTTTTAACTTGTTCATATTGATTTGTTTTGGTTTATTAAATCATTTCAATTTGGTATCCTAAATAAGTAAACTTATCTATCTTAAATTGTAATGTAATATCATTAAATTC